CAAACATATTTTCATGCAATCTTCGTAGTTTGCACCATCTGCCATTACAGAAGGTATATTTTGATCATAAGCGCAACCTAAGGCTATGTTTTGAGAATTCCTCATACAAACATAACCGCCGAAACTGTGTGTTCCTCCTCCTCCCCCTCCTGGAGTAGTGGGACCAGTAGCTACTATGCATTGTCCATCACAAGCAGCTTTGCTTCTCCATACGGTAGGATCAGTAGGCTCAGCCAACACACTCCACACACACTGAGTTCCAGGAAAGGGACATACGTATCCACCTAATTCCCAAGTCGGTCCCGTTGGCCTAGGAGAAGTGGGAAAAGTTGGTGTTGTAGGATCTGTAGGTACTGTGAACGGTCCTCCTCCTGGAGTAGTTCTTGGCCTGCCCCCAGGATCCCAATCATTACTACATATCTTCTCACAAGCTTTTCGTGATGGTTGACCTGGGTAAGGGCCTCCAGTGTCTGCATATGATTTACGAACACATTCCCTTCGAACTCCTAAATAAGGTACAGATCCTACCTCCTCACATTTCCATCTCACTACTGAATCAGGGGTAACAGGACCAGTTGGGAGAGGTCGAGTACCAGGGGGAGTGGGAGGGGTGGGAGGGAGCGTAGGAGGGCGAGGGCTTATTGGCCCAGGGTCAAGATCACTATCACACTGAGCCTCACATTCACTCTTCTTCTCGTGCCCAGGAAGATTAAAACCATCAACATACCACCTACGAATACATCTGCGCTGAACTCCTAAGTAAGCTACAGTTCCAATCGCCTCACACACCCAACGAGAAACGGTCACTTTCCCTGGAGTATCGGGTCCAGGCAGGGTAGGCTTGCCTGGGCCAGGAGTTGTGGGAACTGTCCTCGGTCTTGTAGGATCGGGATCGGGATCTTCTCCACCTGTAGTGGGAACTGTCTTCGGCTTTGTGGGCATCGGAGGCGAAGGGGGGGTGGGGCTTGTAGGTACCGTCCCTATTCCTGGATCATCAGGTCCAAAGCAATCTTGTTCACATAATTCTCTTGAAGGATAGCCTTGATTAGGATCACCCAAATAAGATTCACAGCGCCGATTTACGCCTCCTAAAGGTGTTCGTCCTCCAGTGACGGGTCCTCCCTGCACACATCGCCAGCGTTCCGAAAAATTACCTCCTCCTGGGTCTGTATCAGGTCTTCCTTTGTCGCCTCGCGGACCACAGTTTGTTTGACACACACCTAATTCAGCCCAAGATGTAACGCCATCAGCCTCCAAGTTACTTACAAAATAACAGTTCCAATAAGGATCCATTCGACATTTATAAGCTCCTGGACCTTGTGTAGTAGGTCTTCTTACCCCAGGAGTAGGAGTGGTAGGAGGAGGTTTGCAAGCTTCTTCGCACTCTCTCGGAGTTGCCCAAATCTCAGGTTCATTAGGGTCTCCATCAGGAGAATGAAAACAATACCAGTAAGGTGCCCTCCTGCACTTATACCCTCCGTCGCCTCCACCCGTGGTAGGGCCTGGAACTTTAGTGGCTGGTCTTGTGCCAGGGCCAGTAGGTGTTGTACGAGGAGGTCGAGAAGGTCTCGTAGGCCCATCATTTCTACACAACCTCCTGCACTTCTCTGGGGTATCATGCCCGTCATCTCCGTGAGCAAGTTTGCGTACACAGTGTCTTGTGGGGGTTACCTCAGCCCCTCCTACTCCTCCCGTTGTTATAGGTCCAGTATGCACATCTTCGCAATACCACTTATATAGACTCTCCTCCGTGCCTGGGCCTCCTCTCGGGCGTGTAGGATCTCCGTCATCTCTGCATTCTTTCTGGCACTCCTCTACACTTCTATATCGTTTTTGTCCTGGACCAGCAGGAAGGTTTGTATAAACACAATCCCTCGTAGTGCCTGCTGTGGGCTCCATTCCTCCTGCCGTTGTAGGTCCTGATTCCTCACAAACATATGCCCCACTTTCAGGAACAATAGGCCCACCAGTCTCACAACTCTTTTTACATTCAGCTTGAGAATTATACTTACGATCATTAGGGCCAAAAGCAGATTCAGGTAAGAGAATACACTCCCGTAGTTGATTCGCAGCAGGGGCAGGCCCTCCCCCTCCCGTAATGGGACCTCCAGACTCATTTTCTACACATTTCCAATACGAATTAGGTGATACAGGTTTAGGTCGCCCAACATCTCTATAGCAAACACGCTCACATGCCTGCCTAGAGGGATATCGTACCTCATTAGGGCCAAAAAAGGTACTGTATATACATCCCATCACCCCTTGGGAGTCTACACATCGCCAACCATCGGTAGGTCCAGGAGTTGTAGGTGGACGCCGACCTCCATCCTGGTCCATATAGCAAACACGCTCACATGCCTGCTTAGAGGGGTACTGTATCCCAGCAGGGTTTGTAGTGTACATACATCCCATCACCCCTTGGGTGTTTACACATCGCCAACCATCAGTAAGTCCAGGAGTTGTAGGTGGACGCCTAGTCCCTCTAAAGCAAACAGCCTCACATGCCTGCCTAGAGGGATATCGTACCTCATTAGGGCCAAAAAAAGTACTATATATACATCCCATATGCCCTTGGGTGTCTACACATCGCCAACCATCGGTAGGTCCAGGAGTGGTGGGGAATGTTCGAGGTCTTGTGGGAGGGGTTCCGCTGGGGTCTATTCCACCGTCTGGTACAGTGGGTCTGTCCCGTGGAATACAAACATGAATAGGAGGACAGCACGGCTCATCATCTGGATTCCGAGTGTCCTCACAACATGCTGGAGCAATTCCTGTACATGCTCCTCCTGCCTTTCCGCTAACCCCTCCTCCACTATTAGCTGCATCCGCTGCCGCTTGTTCAAAACCCCCAGAATGATCAGGTGCGCCCTGCTCAGGAAAACATTTCTGTTCAAAAGTGAGACAAGTCTGACCTACATCTCCCCCAGGAGGTTCAGGGATTCCTCCTCCTCCTCCCGTAGTGGGGCCTCCACCACCGCTACTTCCACCTTGACCGTCCCCCCCTGTTGGTGTTCCGTCTCCGACTACTCTACAAACACACCCAGGAAGCTTATCTCCAGGTCTTGTCTCTGGCGTAGTAGGTGGGGAAGGAAGGGTAGGTCTTTCTCCATCAATACCATCGGGATCAACAACAGTAGGAAGCGTAGGCTCCTCAGGACCGCAATCAGGGCAACCCCTGTTGATGGATCCAGGCCCGTGCCCTCCTGCGAATTCACCGCATTGAAAACTAATAACCTCTTGGGGCATTTAAATTTAGGTTTGCGGCTTGAGAGTGATGGTGGGGTTGGTAGTATTTAAGTTTCCGTATAGATACTGAGAGTCTGAGGTAGGAATTCCTATCATTTTCCAAGTAACTGTGGGGTATGTACATTTACCTACCCTAGGGTTGCCAGTGTACCCTAAGCCATTTAATTCACTAATAGGAGTAGTATTAGATTTCAATAAATCCTCAACAGGAACAATAAAGCTACTAAACCTGCCTCCACCTCGCTCAGATACCGATAAAGTTTGAGTCGTTTTCTTTTTCTTACCTGTTGTGGTGAAGGATAAGGAGTGAGGTGAGGGGAACCGAGGAACGTTAGGTCCTTGATAAACATCATTTGCGGCAAATGCAACATATACAACAAACTCATCATACCCCTTTTCTACCCAAATACCTGCGTACTGAGAAGGCATAGGATTGTTATCATCTCTAGAGAATCCTCTTTGTGTCTGAGGAAGACAATTAGCTAATTCAACATCAATCATGTAATCGGCTAACCATGCAGCAGCTTCCCGATTAAATCTAACACGTTTAGAAATGTAATGGAAGTTAACTCTACTATACGCCTCACCTGTCTCTGAGTTATCAAAACTCGATAATCTACTGGGAGGGTTAATAGAATCAGGACCTGTCCCGTTCGCATTAGTAATCTGACTATAGCTTCCTGCAACAATAGATCCATCACCTGCACCCGCATCTTCAGTAGTGCCTAGGAAAGTATTAATATAATCGTTAGGATATAATCCTTTATCGCTAAGATCTTGTAACTGGCACCACTGCGCTTGATCCCAATCAGGATAAGCGGGAATACTAATTTGCGCTCCGTTACTTCCTATTCCATATTTACTAGTGATATACTGTCGAATATACTGTAAGCTATCGTTGGATGTAACATCATCCCCCGCAAACTGTGATTGATAGAAATCATAAAGCGCTCCTTCAGGGCCAAAGTTCCATCCTCCAAAGATGTATCCTGCCGCAACAACACTTACATTATCTGGCTGGTTTTCTTCGTCCGCAATAAACCCATTCACATGATTCACTACCTTCCTCAGTTCCATATCCAACTGTGCTTTACCTACTGCTGGGTTAGCAATAGACAACTGAGGCATGGCTGCTGCGATACCTGCTCGTTCATTGTAAGTAAGCTCTGCAGTGCGGAAGAAAGGTCGAATATCTACAACATCCTGTGCTCCAATAATTTGGGCTCCCTCTAAATCGCGTCCACCTGCTCTTTGAACAAAGACATAAGCAACAGGAAGGATGGACTGTCCGATTAGCTCTATCGCATTTGCTTCTAAGTTTTCTGCGATAAGAGGTGCTAAGTTAAGGAGATCGTCAGGAGATGGGAAGGACCCTCGAACATCCTGCCCAAGCTCATTCCCAGACGTAGCTAAGAAGCCTAGGTTTGCAGCATTATTATCAGCCGCATGAGCCATAATCATTGAGTTACCAAACTCGTCTATCGCTGACTGTGGAGTATATGTTGATGCTAGATCTGTTAATCCTTGGTAAGAAGGTCCAATACCTGCACCTCGAACTACTCCAAGAACGGGGGTAGTAATGTCCTGCACAGCCCCGCCTCGTAAAATCTTTGCGCTTTCAGCATCAATAGGCTTAGTATATAAGAAAATTAAATCAATCCGACTCTCAACCCCAGGAATTATTTGTCTAGCTCCCCGCTCGTCAATGTAATAAAAATCGTTATCACTAAATGCTGGGATTTCAACAGATAGTTCATTAGGAACGTCAACTACTGCGAGCCTGCTAACCCCTCTCCATTTTTTAACGAACGTAGTTTCAGCTAAAGGAAGCTTTCCGAACCCAGTAATTTCGTTGGTAGTAGAATAACTAGGAATTAAAAAACTATCAACAGTGTTGCCATAACTCTTAGCCCAAAGAAGAGCTTGTGTAATTACAAAAGGACCAAAGCCTCCTGCTCCCGTAGTACCTGTATATGCTTTCCTATCCCCTGTTGTTCCTGCTGCGTCCGTTGCAGAATCACTACTCCGAACAGCCCAAGTAAAAGCTCTTTCAGCCAAACCATTCATGTTAAGCGCATCTGCTGCAAGGGTCGATTGGAAACGAGCAAGAGCCGTAATTAATAAGTTGTTATAGGAAGTTCCAAAGGTCCCAGGGTTATTGGTAGCTGCACTCCACGCATCTACATCCCCTACCGCAGTCCCCATTACCTGTTGTAAGTATTGAAGAGGTTGTTTAGTAGTTGCATCATTTACTCTAGCCGTAAATCTTCCAGGCTTCACCCTAACAAGGCGATCTCCTCCTGTCGAATAAGGTTTTAACTCTGCAATATCTTGTCTTTTAATATCTTGAACAGCGTTTTCTGTTAGAGATTGTTGTAACTGATCTCTAAGCCATAAGCAGTTTTCCTGTAGCTGCTTAATGGGGATGTTATCCACCTCGAAATAATAAGGATCATTTTGTTTAAATAATCTAATAGGTTCCGTGAACCGAAATGAGCTTTCTGTATATCTAATTTGTGCCATTAATCCATCCTCTTAAGATCAAAAATGTTTGCTGATCTAAATCCTTTAATTGCAGAGCCATCATAAGCTTCAGCCCCAAGTTCTGTATTGTCTCCCGACCTATAAATCGTAGCTCTTTTAGGTCTTCCCGAGCCTCCTAAAGCGGCATTTTTAGCATTCGCAAACGTATTAGCTGCAGACTCATCTAACATACATTGAGTTGGGTTATCATCTAAGAACTCTTTACAGTAATAAAATCCCGACATCGCAAGCCCCGTAGGGACAGCACCTAAAGGCGTAGCATCCCAATCACTAATTTTTAATAAATTCGGATATAGAGAGCTAAGAGAAGTACTTCCTACAGGGACAATTGCTGACACTGGCGCAGACATATTGTAGCCCTGAGCAAACACTTGGTTTGCAGCCCCCGTCATCCAAGTTACGGGAACACCGTCGTGAGGGAAGGCTCCTTTATTGTAACCAAAAGTAGCATCATGTGCTAAGAATTTAGTGCATGAATTAGGTGAGAAGTAAATCCTAAAGACTCCTTGATTAAGGAAACTAGATCCTGATGCTCCATACACAGTCTTTGGATTGAGAGTAAGGTTTCCTGCTGTTGCTAATCCTGCGCCACCTAAAAGTTTTTCAGTCTCATCATTTATATGTCCACTGACGGGGAAATATCGACCAAAAGGATCATTTACTCCCACTCCGCTAGGAACTAACCATAAACCAGACACAGAACCTCGACCAAAGGTGTCTAAAACACTCAATCTTCCTGTGTCTGGAGTCCCTGATGGAGCCCCAGAAGCAGGAACAGGAAGAAGCCCAGGGGATGTATAATCATCAGGGGCGAGGGCCGAGGTCCAGACCGCACTAGGGCCATGATAACCTACATCTGAAGGGTAACATCCACTTACAGAAGTAAAGGCTACCTTTAGTTCTGAATTATCAGCAATATTCCAAATCATTAATCGGCTACAAGTGTCTCCGCTCGCATTGTAGTATGCCCCGTCCAGAGGACTATTAGCAGTTCCTATAGGGAAGTGAACGTTCGTAACATTTACCTTGCTGCCATCCACTGCTCTAATACATACGCCACCCTGGGTAACATCTTCCAACTCTTCAGTGGACATTACCGCACCAGCTAAGAAATCTGTAGTAATAAGGTATTGATTGTTTCGTGTTTTTTCGGTAAACGTGGGGAACGGCATCCAACTGAATGCTCTCGCCGCATTTCCTGTTAAATCGTCTAAATAGTTGCTCGTAATTCCTGTTCGTATTTGAGGGTTAGGATAGAATTGAATGGAGCCATTCTTAATAAGACCACTTATATCAAGATTGTCATTAGTCTTATAATCTTGTGTCATAGTCATAAGCATTGTACGCCCATGAGAATATTCTCCCCAGAAATTGTGGTAATCCCCACAATCATTCATGTTAATAACAGAGTTGTGATTAGCAACCAAGCAGGCCCTAGTAGAATGAAGCTCTACGGAAGTGTGATTACCTGGAGCACTTAAATCGAATCCACTACCGTCTAATGCGTAAGTATCCCTAACGCGAGGTGGCCCAATATCGAGTACAGAATTATTTTCTACTAATGCATCCACTCCAAATTGAGCGATACAAGTGGGACCGTGCAAGCCTAGCTTTGAATTATTTTCTGCCGCAATACCTGCAACATACTGCTGCTTTTGGTACGCCGCAGGCCCAACTAAAACAGTAGCTCCATTTTTTGTGCCAAAGAATTCAGCTTCGGAGGAATCTTTAGAGCGTAACAACATTCCAGGAGACACAGTTTTTAGAGCTACTTCTGCTGCGTCTCGGTACATTGTAGAGTGAATAAAGTTTGCATAAGAGTTGCTTTCTAGCGAAATCGCAGGAAGAATTCCAAACCCTATCCCCGTAGCATTGTTAACAACTCCATGGGCTCCACTAAAAATCATATGCCCATACTTTTCTGGAAGATGATTTTTTCTTTTTAATTCAAAGCTGGAGTTATTTCGCAGAACAATGTGCTGTCCATTCGCTCGGAAATCATACTGTTTTCTAGTAGCTTGGCCTGTGGTTATTCCAGGGCTTACGGAGTTTCCGTTAATAACAAATGTATTGTAAAGAATTTTTGAATTATCACAAACAAACCCTTCACTAGTATGATCTTCTACGCAAATCTGCTCAACCTGTAGCTCTGTATTGTTAAGTTGAGAGCCTTTTTTGTTTCCGTAGATATCAAAAAGACCCTTGATATTTAACGAAGAGTTTTTAGCTATTAGACCATAGCCTGTATTAAGCTCCGTATTAATCATCCCCCCAGTGTATGGAAGAGCAGCAGCAGATCTAGCCAACCCGCCCTCCATTCGGCTATTATGTAGATCAAATCCTACATAGTTTCTAGACATAGAAAACACAGTATCATACCCTGACGCAGGAAGGTCTAGTCCTGGGTTGTGTGCGTATGGTGGACGTAGCTCAGTATTAGTAGCGTGAGTACCTGAGACCACAGCACTTAAAGTAATATGGCTATTAAACGCTTGTAAGCCTGCACCTTTTTCAGTAACTCTAGTGTTAGTCGTATCTCGGGAATAATTTCTATAAGAAAATGCAGATCTAGATAAAGTTACATTAGAATTTTGCAAGTAGAAGCCTGCATTGTTACATCTTACGGCTGTGCAATTCTCTAGTACAACATCCGAATCGCTGACCTCAATTCCATTATCTCGGCCTCCTCCTCCAATCGCTGATTCTCCGTCTACAAAGAAATTTCTAATATAGATAGGACCTACGCAATTTCGTATACTTAACTTATAAAGAGAATTACCATAAATATTTCCTCCTGCCTTCGTTGTATCTACAACAGGGACGCTTCGTAATAATCGCGCACCTGTAAACTGATTGACCGCACTAACATCATTGATAGCTAATTGGGTGTCTGTGTCTGATTGCTCGTATGTTTGAATCCCAAATACTCCCGCTGTACCAGGAAGGAACGTAGCTGAAGCATTTTTAATGCCTACATTTAAGCATCCAACTCTATCAGTGAATTGTGGGTAAAGAACACTGTTCACAGCACTATAGCGATAAAGGGCATCCCTCCCCCCTCCATTATTAACAGTACTGCTAATACTAAGTGCTGAAATGGAACAATCTTCGGAGGTCCCAGAGAATAGAGTTCCACTAACATCTCCTGATTCATAAGAAGTAAGTAGTGTATTACCTCCAACACTAGCTACTGATTTTACTAAAGAAGATGAGGTGTAGTCTCGTACAAAGTTTCTATTTATAATTTCAATAGACCCCTTCTCCTCAAGTCGGAAATCATGTAGCTCTAAAGCTCCCAGATCCCCAAAGTTAGCCACTTCTATAAGGACGGGAAATCTAATAACTTTAGGGAGCGCGGCAATACATGAGCTTACTGTTGTGAATATTCTTGAATTTGCTTGGAGATCTGCCGTGGGTGCGCTTCCCGAAACAACTAAAGACATTCCAGGAACGGCAGACGTTGGAAAGCCTTGTTGCTCCCAAAGCTCATAAGTCCTCTCCTCTAGGTCATACAAAGGAACATTATCTTCTTCCCAATTGTAAAAGGTACTAGTATCAAACTTGGACACATAAGGAGTCCAAGAATTAAATAAGGGAGTGCTTCCGCTTGATGTGTATATGTCACCTCGTATAAATACCATATCAGAAATTAATTGTCCATCTAAATATTAAACTAAAATCACTAGTTTTTTCTATTGCAGTAAATGTTCGATATGCCGCTAACATAGAACTATCGGCATCCGTTGTCCCAAAAGGATTCTTTAAAAATAGTCCCACTTCAGATAAATATCCTGTATTCCCTAATGAATCTACTAAACCATTTGCACATTCTTCATCCGCTACTAAAGTATACCTCACGGAAGTATCACTAATTTTAGTAATCTTACCTGCTGGTACTAACGCGAATGCTATATTATTACCCCAAGCACCTATAGGACGAATTAAATTTGCTTCCTCTATAAAGAGATTACTCCCTCCTCCATATTGAGATTTAGTAATAGCCCCTGAAAGTTGATAAGTACTACTAACCTCTAAAACATCCGTTGCTACTCCAGTAGCTCGACCTGAAGTGCCTAACTGAAATCTATCAATTTGATAATCTAAAATTGAGTTAGAACCAGATCCTGTAAACAATGCAGCTAATCCCGTCCCCATTCCTGAAACAATAATATTATGATCATCAAATACCACTTCTTCCTGACCATCAGTATATTGTTTAATGATAGTAAGGTGTCCTGTAATTCCCATTTCTTCTGTAAAACTTTTCATGTGGCTAATTGATTAAAATATATTCTCCATTTTATAACTAGGTTTTCGTAGTTATCTAAGGCAGGATAGATAGTTCCTGCGGTACCTGTTTGAACAGTTCTAGCATAACCCAGATTTTTTGTCAACGATTTAGTAGAAAACAGTCTATACTTCCTAGGATTATTTAGGGGATCAAAGGAATAAGGGGGAGTATTTCCTTCTTGAAGTGTTTTACCTACATCAATAGTCCAAAGTCCCATATTATATATGCCTCCATACAATGTTGCCATAGCCAAATCATCTGCGCCTATACCAACGATATGAACAACCTCTCCTGTGCTGGACCACGACATATTGGAGTCTACACTTGCGGATAAGGTGAGCCCACTAAAAGCACTACTTAAACCGTATCCGTCTGGATGCCCTCCGTCTGTATTAGGTACACTGGACATAATCATATTCACAAAGCCTGAAGTGTCCATAGACGATGCTTCATTGAAATGACCAGTAAAGGTTCGACTATAACACACATCCCCAGGAACGAAGTCTGTACCCGAAAATCCAGATACCCCCGTACCTCCTGCCCCGCTCCCTTCGGGCCAACAGCCTATAAATGATGCAGCTACACTAGAAAGAGAAGAAAGATCTGTGTTTAGGAGTCGAGCGTAGTGATACTCTCTAGGGATGAGATTTAAGTTCTGTCCATTACCTGCGATAACCGAACTGACTGGGATAGCTCCTACGATTGCGGATACATCACTTTGTACTTCAAGCCCAGACAGAGCGGGGTTAGGAGGACTTGTTAACGCTGGAACAGGGTTATATGATTGTGCTAAACCACCTACTGGATCACCGTCATTATTTGCGCTATCTCCTCCATATTGAAGATATAAGCAGAGAGCCGAGGCTCCTCTAAACCGTGAGCCAGTATTTCCTGAAAGTAAAAGAGCTTTATTTTCCAAGTACTCGTGAGCGTTATTTTGATAAGAACTAGCAGCAGTACCAAAAGATATTGCAGCAATTCGATAGTTTGATGCATCCAATATAGAGCTAGTATTTTTATCTGTGTTCCAATCAGAATTGCCTAAAGAAGACACTGACGGGGATATACTCATTATGTCAGCTAGGAGTTCACTAGCTCCATCCATGATGAGATTACTCTCCCTTAAAAGAAGCTTGTCTCCTGAGTAAACTTCAATCTGGCCTCTCATCAGTTACGCACCTCCAAATCAATTAGTTGGTCGGTCTTAGGCGTAGCGTGAGCCTTGGCATCGGCGACTGCATAAGGCATCCAGTAAGGATGAAGTCTGTAGTTGATGCGGCTTCCTCCACGATGCTCCATAATGGTAGACGTAATATCCTTATCCCTAGATGCATACGTAGTAGCGTACATACCTACCCCTGACCCCATAAGCCCTGTAAAGAATTTTAATACGTTTTGCACTTCGTCTCTCTCTAACTCTAATTTATCTTCTTTTACAAATGGACGCAGCGGCGTCCCTTTGGTTTTAATCCCATACCCCGTTCCTATCCCTGCGTTATCCCTTTGAGTCTCATCATATAATTGAATATTATCAATTAATAGATATTTATTATAATCAACTGTAGGCATCAGAAAAACTTCCACATAATAGTTGGTCGCAGAAGTATGAACCCCATCATCGAATTTGTACACCTCTTCAGGAACAGGAATAACCTGTGAATATTCCATATTATTATAGATGGAATAGTTTCTAGTATCAAATTTAATTTTTATCTTACTTAAATCTCTGCTTGTTAGATCAAGTAAAGACGCATTATTCACAGTATCCGAGCCGTAAACATCTATATTTCCCAAACACCTGTACGTTTCGTCCTCTCTTTCTCTCTTTCTCTTATATTCAAATGAATGGATGAAAGCTAGATTTTGTGTTACTTCTCTAATACTTAAATCTGATTCTTTATGGAAAATCCATCTACCATCTACGAGGCGATTACTTTCAGTAACATAAGGAGAACTGTTAGGCACAAAACTCCACATATACCCAGAGGTAGCATTAGTGTGGATCCAAACACCCATACGTTCCCCTCCTGTATCGTATCTATTATCATCTCCTACTAAAGCACTAATGCATAAAGAGAATGTGTGATCTTGAATAAAGTAATTCCTTCTTGGACCATAAGACGATAAATCAAATCTTACTCTCGGTAATCCTCCATGAGACTTTTGCTTAATTACTGTATTCTGAATTAAAAAATTCTCTTGCTCTGGTACAGCAAAAGAGGGATCTAATTTAAAGATTCTAAATTCATTAGACGAAGGGGCTCCTGAAGTTTGTACAAATTCAATACCGCTAAGAATCTTAGCATTTCTAAACTCTGCGTTAAGATCTTTTCCTGGGATAAACGTCCCCGACATAGGAAGAACGTATTGGTCACTAGCACTAGCAATGTAAGTTCCAGAGGCATAACCATTAGGCGTATCCACGGCGTACACAGCAGATGTGGAGAATACCCCTGAAGCTCCTCCGTTAATAGGGATCGACGAGTTTATGCTAGAAGCTATAAAGCTTCCCTGCAGCGTCGGAGAAACATATTTTCCCTTTATAGAGAAATCACAATTGTATAAACCCTGTCCAAATATGTGGGCAAAGATATTAGGACCTGTATTATACATCTCATTTCTACCTAAAGCATGTCGATTATAGTAGAAGCAGTAGTCAGCAAAGGTTTTATGAAGTCCTCTACCGAACTTGAAGTCTCTATAGATATCAAAAGTGTCCCCAGTATACCCACTTGCGATTCCCGAATTTGCTAGAGATTGCTCCATATTACGCCAATCTGCGCTCGCAGAATATGCCGAGGGGTCACTAGCAATTAGATTCTTTGCCATCTCCAGAGCTTGACGCTCATATAGCTTATGCATGGTTGCGTATATTGGAGGTAGTTGGCCTCTATCTTGATGATGCGCTTGGCCTCCCTCTGTGGTTATGATGTACACATCAGCATAATCACTTGAGTGATTCCAGAAGTTAGAATCATCTCCATACGCATAGGAAACAGGTAAATTAAAGTAATTCGCGGCTGAGGTAGCTGTACCAGTAACATCAAATACAAGCCTCTCAGATGCATTAGTCGTAGGGGCTGTGCTAATTATTGCTATCTTATCTCCACTCTTTAAGTTGATTGGATTAAAGGTTCCATTTGGATTAGTATGTAAACTTGTTCCCGCTTGGTTAGTAGTACTGACACGGATAATGGTAGAATCCATATCAGTAGAATCATTCATGTTTAAACCCCCAGCCGCAGGTGTTCCCCATGCCGCAAATTTAAAGTTTCCTATGTTTGTCCACCTCTTCTCACCCAGTCCAAGAAGGGGAGAAGAGCTTAGTCCACGGTAGGGGTACGTCCTGCTCGTAGGAGCCCCTGAGAAGCTCCGTGGTGAGCCCAAATCCTCACACTGATGCCAAACGCCTGACAGAGTTCCTACGTCGTGGATGGGATAGAAGGCGTTAGCTGAGTAGAGATACCCAAGAGTAAGTTCTCCTAAGCCTGACGCTGGTTCCTCTCCTCCTCGTAGACCAAATTCCATAGTGGAAGTATCCCAATTGACGGGACCGTTAAATCCTCCTCGATCATGGTATCCCTCCTGAGGTAAGAGGAACCTATAATTTCTTCGCCTTAAAGCTCTGCGGGGAACATTGGTAAGTGCTAAGGAAGACGAGATTAAATCGTCAGGAAATACATCAACATCTCCTCGCTTAAAGGTATTGAATTGATCTCTTCCATGATGTGATCCTGGAGGGCCTCCCATATCAACACCACTCGTTTCAAAACCTGCCAAAACAGAAGAGGTACCTAGTTTAGGAAATCCGTTATCCCCTTTATTTAAAGAAACATAATCCCAGTTCGTAGCGGAAAAAGATAGAGTCTCAGAAGCACTTGCATTAATATTGATGCGAGGAATAGCGTGCGCAGGAACAAACCTCTTTATAATTCTAGCAGCCTCATAAAGAGCAGTCTTAGAGTCTCCTTCTAAGGTAGTCTTAGCAAAATTAAAGTCCGTATTATCATAATCAACGAAAAGGTGAGAAGATTTTCCATTCCACAATCCTAAAACATTATAAGTATACTTAGAAATGTTCCATAAAATCTTATCATAGTTTGGAGGTAAGTGAGAAGAAGTATCAAAGAAGAGCCACTCATTAAGACTGCCTAAATTAGAACTCGCTGTGACCGTACTGCTTAAAATATAGTCATGCATTTGGTCCCTAAACGGATTCTGTACACCGAAACATTTTAAGCGATTCATTAAAAACGCCAACATGTCCGCAGTCATAGAACAATCACGGTAATATTTCTCCTCCTCAAACGGGGGAATGGGAAAGTTCTTTTGTTGACGGAAAGAAAAAACAAAATAAGGATCACCCGTTGCTGATAAATACGTGGGTCTAGTATCGGTGGGGTGTTCTTCCCCTGCCATGTAAACTCCAGGTCCGAAAGGTCCGTAACTTATTGCGGCTTGAAACTGTCTCCACTCTTTGTGCTGTTTTGCTTGCTCTCCTAAAGCCTTAAAGCGTCTACTTGAGCGCGGATGAAAGTGATACGGTTTAGCGTTTGGTTCATAAATTGTAGTATACAAGTCTCCTGCGGTGCCGTCTTTATTAACCGTTACAAACCTATAGACTGGAAACTTATCTCCAAAGAAGATAAAGTGGTCTGGGTATGCCTTATAAAGATCTAGAAGAATATAATCAACAGTAAGTTTGATATTATCCACTAAGCTACTAGGAGAGAATGTATACACTCCTGCCCTATTGGCTTTAGCTTGCGTCCAACTCGTCATCTTGGAGAAATGAGGACTTTCCGTTGCGAGCGCGTACCAACATAAGAAAGGAATATAGGATTCCCATAACTCCTGCACGTTTCCTGAAACATCAAATACTGAATTTTTGATTAGAGAATTTACTACATACTGAATACTATCTAAAGTTCCCTTTCTCTTATAAACCTCTACCGCATTCCGTAACTGCTGTCGCCACTTATCAGTTGAGTGTCCAAATAACTTCCACCCAATTAACTGAGCCGTATACTCTAAAAAGTTATCAGGGACATTTTCAATGTCATAGATCAAGCCTAGGCTATCCACTTGATCCATAATATCTGTCATACTATATCCGATAGCTTCTAAAAATTTACGATGGGGGCCTTTGGAGGTTTGATCTACAATGTAAGTCCCCGCATCCATAAAATCGTTAAAAGTATTCTGGACCTTATAGTCCTGCGAATCGATATACAGGGGTGAATATACGATGTCTGCCATCGTCTCTAACTTCTCTAATTGCTGGTTTCCGCTAGTGTATAAAGCCGTACCAGAAATAAGATCAGGAGGTATAGCAGTAATTTCTCCAAAGAGAGAACTCATGCCGTAGTTTCTCCAAATCAGATTCATTAATCCCTTCACCCCATCTACAGTAGTGAACGAGTCTCCTAAATACACTCTATTAAATGCGGACAGAACATAGGAAGAGGGATCCCAATCTCTATTAAGATCAGCCCCTCCTGAGGTATTAAGGAAATAAAACCACCCTAAAGCATCCGTTAAATAATTATGAACCGCACTAGGCTCAGAGTTTCCATTTAACGCTGAAACAACTGTAATGTTCTCAATTAAACTGTTGGTGTCATTTTGGATAATGGGAAGGAGGGTCCCAGAGAGGTATTCCTCAAATCCCGCGCTCGTTGTGAACTCGGTAATACTTCTTCCTAAGGGATTTAGAATTTTAGTCTCTAAAATATAAGGAGATAGTTTAGTAAGCTCATTTTGTTTTACAAAATATTGCGATATACCTGAGATATTATTTAGACTAGAGGTTTGTGAATACGGGACCGCTGAAATGGGAAGAATTTGTGATATATTATTTGCAACTCTAACATTTGCATTAATTAATTGAGAAGCTACGCCTACTCCCTTCCCACTCATAGTGAGGTCTTCTGTTTGATAAACCTCGGGAGTAAGCTGTTCGAGAATATCAACAAAATTTCTTTTTGCGTATGTTCTCTTATTGGGAGTAAATCGACTCTCGCCCATCAGTCTAGGTAATTAAATACGATTGTTAAGTTGTTAAGTTGGATAATCTCATTAAAATCTACTAAAATATTATCACTAATATTATCAATAGATGACATTCTAACACTTTCTACTTCAAAAATAGTTCTATTTAAGTCGCTAATAACAAGAGGCTCTCCAAAATCTCTATTATCAGCGTTCATATATTTTAAAATCTTACCTCTAACTTTTGAGATAATAGAGGATTGATTTAGTTTCTCTTCCTTATCAACACTAACCGTAATTACCAAATCTAGTGTTCTAATTAAACCATCAACAATCACAATCTCATCTGTTGCCATTTTCTTTTTATTAATAGCAGTTAAAAGATCCCTCTTAAAGGAGGGAGTGGCCTTTTGTAATTGAAGATCAGAGGCTTTTTCTAAAATATAAATATCAATAACATTCGCTGATGAGTACGCTTTTCGTGTAACCGCATTTGCTTTTCCTACAGTTCCTACACTTGCAATATGAGTATTTGCAAAAACTTTATAATCCTCTAAAGTTACTAAACGATCTTGTCTAGCAAATGTGAGAGGCGCATACTTTTTAGCATTAGCTATACTTTCTGCATTCGCACCACCCGCCGCGACTGAGATATTTTGAACCTGGGCAGTCAGGGGGGTCGAGTCTGTAGTAGCGTTCATAGATATATCTACAGCGTGAGGTAGAAGATTTCCTCGGGATCCACCACCTACACGATACGTCACAAAATAAGAGGCAGTAGCATTAGGAGAAACCCCTACCGTACCATCTCCAAAAACGACTGTGGCACCGTAACTATCATCATACACAATTTCAAAAATTTTATCCCCTGCTCCTGAGGCAAAATAAACATTATCGACCTCAGTATACGCTCCTGACGCTGCAGACTGGGAATCTTGAAGAAATACAGATACACTCCCTTCAATTACAGGAGACTGAGTAAGGGGAATTGTTTTTATTCCCTCAGTAGCAGCAAAATCACCTGTATCCGTTACGAATGCACCTTCTTGAATTACTAGGTTAGTGTATACGCTGCTAGGGTTAGATGCGGCTGCGGGGTTATCAGACTCATTCCAATATAAGGTTACATCTCCCGTAGCATTTGCATCTTCTACATAACCATTAACCGTTTTATAGAGAGTATACGTTAACTGCGCTCCATCTTCTGGGGAATTTATCGTAAATGTTCTCTGGCTCGGTGTAAGAACATACCTAGGGGTAGTTCCTGTTGGAGATGCAGTGAAGGTTGCCTTAGCGTCTGCTGCAGCAGAAAGGGGGCCTCTCATTCTAACTCCGATAAGCTCTAAAAGCTTTTTTACGCTACTCTTTTGTCTAGCAGTAGCAAAAAAGTTTTCATTTGCAAGCATATCAGCTTTCATTGACATGACGGCACCCATATATGCTGTACACTCAATAAGCATCATCCCTAAATCGGATTCCGCAAAATAATCGTACTCCCGTGGGTAAACTGCTTTAATATAGTTAATTAACGAATCTCTTAGAGAAAGAAAATCACTCGCAGCAAAATCAATGTACTGAGGCTTTTTCCATGTCGGCACTTTAGCCAACTTCATAAAATCAGATGCTACGGTTCCTGAAAAACTCATTGTACAGTTATCTCCTCACTAAAAATAGTGCCGTCTTCAGTTAGTTTAAGAACTAATAAAATAAAAATTGAAGCAGTTCCGAAATTTCCAACATTCGATCCTTTAAGGACTCTAATTTTCTGAACAGTCGCTCCTTGTAAATAATTATAACAAGAGAATAAAACTTCCTCTTTAATCTGCTGAAACGTTATTGCATCAAGTGGTTGAAATAAAAACTTTTTCAAATTACACCCAAATTTAGGAAGCATTAACCTCTCCCCCCGCTCTGTTTTTAGCAATTGATGAAGCGCGTCTTTTACCTTCGTTACTCCTGTATTTGCAGCACAAAAACCCGACTTGGTTTTGAGTCTTCCCGTAGGAAATGCAATCCCCCTTCCTCCTCTTAACTTATCAGAAATATACTCTTTAGTTAGTGGAGAGTAAGGTGTTCCATAATAATTTACTGTTGTGTTTGCTCCCATTTAATTACCTGATGTTTGTATAGTCTTAAAGTACCCCTTCTGAGCTTTATAGTTTTGATCTACCTCTTCATTATTTAGGGCTCGTGAGTAGAATTTTAAACTACCTAAGAACCCACGTAATCCACTTGTTTTTCCTCCGTAATCTCCTCCCATAAAATTACCCCACTTATACATTCCATCAGTATACCCTCCTCCTACAATCCACGGAGTATAGAAGGGATTTAGGCGTGGCCCATCATGTAACGTAGTTGGTCCATCTACTGTAGTGGAAGAATACTCGAAACTATTACTCTTAATAAAGCTAGGTAATTGAGGGGGCGAATAATCTTTAACTCCAAATACTTTATGTATACCTGAAGTTCCCATGAGTTGTCCGTCTGCATACATTCGAACCTCGTTAAGCGGAGGATCTACTACCAAATCAACTAAAACAAATTGAGAAGATACATCCCCAAAGGTGCATCCTCCTGAAACACTACTTACAGGAATCTGCATTCCGAAATATTCCTCATCATTTTGACACTCCTCACTATTAATAAACGATAAAGAAGAGAAGTCTCTAGATTGCGTTGGGGCTACAAAGAAACTTAGCGATGAAGTCGGCAAGTTATGAGAGGATAGGTTACTAGCTGGGAATCCTGGGTGGGTAATCCTTACGTCTCGCGTAAAGCCCATAAGCATTCCCTTCACAAAAGAATCTCCTCCATCGGGAGCTAGTTTATCTTGAGTTCGGAAATTTCCTAAAGTATCTATTGCGGAGGCCCCTGGCTTACTCCCCACATTCTCACACCCTAAAATTACTTTAGTAAGGGAAGAAGGGGATGAGGTACCTTCAAATCCATTCTCTAACCATCCCTCATGCTGATCTTGAATTTGTGGTATATGAACCCAGCACTCCACACTAAAGCCTTCTCGGTTGTATGTTAGATCTCTAAATTCCCTATTATCAGGCAAGCGGACAAAGGAGCCCATAGCGGAAGCAGCGGCAGAATCTGATGATTTATTCTTTACAATCCCCTCCAAATACGGAATGGATAACCCAGAAAAGAATACATTTCTATTGTTAGTAGCCACCAACTTACTTGTATTATACATATCATTAGTAGCGCAATTGGTTACTTGGTATTCGGTAGACGAGGGGGTAACTACATCAGAATTTAAGAAGTTATAAATAGCAAATAACTCATCAGACTCAATAAGGTCCATAAGAGAAAGCATTGTTCCTGAGCCTGTTCCTGACGGTGTATAGATAATACTTCCTTTCCCTATTTCGGGAACAGTTAAATGTTCAGCACTAATTGAAGGAGGACGAGGAGGGGCGACAACAAAGGAGGGTCTCAAAGGAAGAACTACTCCCGTCACCTCACCTTCTTTAAAAATTAATCGCCTTTGTTTTTCTAAATCTACTACAATATTAAAACGTTCTAAATACGCAAAATTGTTAATGGGAACTTGTCCTGAAGCAAACAAAGGTTGAGATCGTCTTCCTCCGAATACTTGAGGAGCTTTCATCGCAATTTCAATTTGTTTCTTTCTTCTACGAATCTTACCGTTATGATTTGCAATCTCTGATATAATCAACTGCCTTTGATTAGCTACTATAGAGGAGTCTTCAGTGTAGTCTTGGATGTAATCCTGTAGATTAGACGATAAATCGAACACATGCTTATCTCGTTGCTGAATTATGGTAGCCAAGAAGTGATCGGCATCATATTCTCGCTGTAAAACTTTATTATCATCAATTAAATCAGGATCAAACAAACTCTCCGTATAATCATTTAGAGAATTGATTGAGATAGAGGTTCCTTTGCCTCCAATATTAGGATCGTAATCATACTTCCACAAATCTCCAGCCTCTACTGTAGCCGAGATTGCGAGGTAGACGGGATCTAGCCCTCCTTGCTGCGAATCATAATATAAACCATCCTTAGTTAAAAGGTAATGACCTTGGTTTGTGCGAGGAGGTCCATATACAAGCCTAAATATTTCGCTCTGATCAAGTCCTGCTGTTATTCCTGCTCCCCTAAGACCAGGATCGTCCGCACTAACACGCTTCTCATTATAAGTGGTGCCCACTAAGAACCGATCAAGCTCTCTCGTATCTAAGAATTTAGGTTCTAAGGAGGGGTTTGCGGCTCTAGCTGCCATAACACTACCGATATTGTTTAAACCTTTTTCGCAACTCCTAATAAAATCCACTGCGCCCTGAACTTTAGCAGCTTGTGCGGCGTATTTCTGATCTAAAAAAGCTTGAACTTCAGCGGGAGCCATAGTTGCGCGTTGTTTTGCAGCATTTCCACTCTGGAATTCTTGGGCAGTTTTATACTTATCCAAACAATCCGTAATTGCACCTACTTGGTTAGCTATAGATTGATAATTAGCGTATAATTGTCCTGCGAAAGCAGCAGCCCAGTTAAAAGCAGCTAAGATTCCTGCTAAGTCGTTACCAAACTGGCTCTCGTCGTTCTCCAATCCAAACCAATTAAAGTCGGAAGCAAACTTAAAGCGACCCGTTTCACTGTCCCACTCCATAATTCCCGTCCCCAGCATCATATACTTAAAAATCCACTGCGTAACATCGTTAGCTTTAGCCTGAGCATCAGCCATTACTTGCTGCATATCCATAAGGACATTCGTAGGGAGAAGATTCAATAACCCTAAATCATTGACCATATTAAGCAGACAACTAGGGAGCCCATAAGCCATCCCCACTGCATCGAAAAATCCAGTGCCTGTTTGTCCCGTTACTTTTAAGAAAGTTTCTGCGTCAAAAGTTGCCATTAGGGATACACTCCTTGTGAGTAGTAGCTAGTAAGTGTTTGAGAAACATCATCATTTGATGAGTTAGAAGTTCCCGTTTGTAAATAAGTTTTAGATCCATCAACATTCACATTTCCAGAGCTTTTAAGGCTAATCTGGCCACCTGATTCTATATTAACATCACCTGCCGCTTTCATATTTATCTCTCCACCCGAAACTAAGTCCATATTTCCATCTGAGATTACCTCAACCTTTCCTGTTGATTTGATTCGGATCACACTAGATGTTCCACCTTTTGTTTCAATATCTATTACTTGATTATCTCCCTCTGGATCTATGCATTGAATAAAGATCCGACCCTCATCCTTACGAGACATAATATTTACATCATTTGTTTTTGTTTCTATATTGATATTTCCATATCTGTCAGGCTCATCAGGGTTTCTATTAAATCCCGTAGATTCATTAGTGATATTTAAATCCCGACCATCCTTGATCATAATGTCCGTTTGCCCTTCTTTATTTATATACTGCTGAGGGCCTCGTGATTGAACTGTTATAGCTTGTGAGCAAACTCCCATATCCTTTGGATGTGTTGAAATCCTAATTCCATCCCCGAACTCATTTTTTAAGATAATGCTGTCAACGCCAGGGCTATCAACAATAGACATCTTTTTTCCTGACTGCCCTACAAGCTCTGTCTTAATATTTGCTTGCATAGGCTTTGGCCCTTCAAACTCCTCCGAAATGGAAAGTCCACTTCCTCTTGTACCCCTAAAGCAAAGCTTCATAGGCTTTCCCTGCATTCGATATAAATTTGGCTCTACACGTTGAATAGGCTCTTTAGGTTCAGCAGAGTCTCCGATTGCTTTATTGGAGGTCTCTGGATTAGCAATTTGCGGATCATCAGGTAAGAAAGTGGATCCTACATAAAAAAGTTCGGTTGATGCTTGTGGGCTGCAGACCATTACCCTGCTGCCTTCTTCAGGAATGGCAATAATAGCTCCCTCTGTTCGAGAAGTATAAGGGCTTGTGTAGTTAACAGGGAACGCATCGTTACCTAGAGCGTCTAGAACTGCCCAAAAGGTTCCATTATTATCAAAATTAGCAGTGTTAACTATTGTGCCTAATGAGAAAAAAGTTGTGTTTTTTGATACTACCATAATACTATTAAATTATATACTATTTTTAACCATTTTAAATTGAGATTCTACTTTTTTAGGTGAAATAGTATGTTTAAATCCAGATAATCGGTAGACTCCAGATAGGAAGGTGTCTAGGGGAGAGTCTGGTCGGGCTGTTGTTTGTCTCATATTAGGAAATTGAGCAAGGAGAATAGCTTCTTTAAATAAGAAAGAAGCATCTGAGTATGCAAACATAGGTAAAGTACTTACTGAAACTTGATTTACCATTCTAAAGAGAGCTTGAAGCAATTCTCCCTGTGCTGTAACCATATCTTGGTCCGAAGAAGCTATTTGGTTAACCCACAGGGAACCAAATAGTGGATTATCTACGTTCTCCAATTGGTGCGCCATAAGAATCTGGAGATCCTCAATCATTTCTTGGCTCTGAAATGCGGCCCCCACATCAGAATTCTTTGCCTCTTCTGTTAGCCCTGCTAAAATCGCCTCCCTAATGCTACCCTCACCTGCTCCTTGGCTAATTTGAGCTACTCTAGATCTAGCTTTTAATTTATCGACACTGAGTTCAGAAAAAGGCTTCCTCAGTTCTCCCTCAAGGTCTTCGGGAGTTGCAAATAGGTCCATCTTCACCATAGGCTGCATCCTCTGTAGCGCAGCCCAATACCCTGGATTATAATTTGCAATAAGCTTAGTGACATTAGGGGACTGTGTATTATATTTAAACATAGGTACTCCCTCTTGTTTGATACGATCAAGCGCAGCCTCCCCCTCCTTGCCCTCACTAAAAGCGAAGTAGTCAGGAGACCTAAAAGCTCCTGCAAATCCTGCATTATCTTCCATCATTTTTTTATGTCTCTCAAATGTCTGTTCTCTGAGTTTTTTATTATTTTCTGGTTCGCCTAAAATGTAATCAGCTTTGTGTAAGGGATAATGAGCAAATCCTATCATAACATCATTAAAGTTATCGGAGAGATACTCATCAGTAATGTCCTCCTTATGTTTAGTACTAAGCCGTTTTTGTCCGTAAATAAACTGAGTAATCATTGACATGCTTCCTACTATAGTTACTCCATGATCCAAAGCCTTCTCATGTAAGAGCGCATCAAATGTTGCGGCTACACCTCCATAATGCTCCTCAGCGTTATTCGCAGGAGAAGGATCGCTCTCTTTTTGTAGTTGCTGCCACAGAGCTACTTTTTCACTAGTAGACTCAGTTATCACTCCATATTGAGCCGAGTATAGGGCCGCTCCCCATTTATTTAAGTTGGAAAAAAGCTCCTGAAGCTTCTTATGTACAGATACATTCTCCCCGTCCCCTGCGCCAAGCACACCAAGCATGTTAGCGTAATATACTTTCCACTTGCTATTAGTTGGACTTTTCTTAAATCGGTTGAGGTCTCCCGCAGGGATAACAGGCTGCGTTCCCTCTTCAGTATCCTGGACATCAGAAGACAGCCCGAAACCTAAACCAATCTTACTTAGGATAGCATTTATAACGTTAGCCGTTTTCCTAAAATGCGTTTGAATTCCCTCTTGGCTTCCTTTAGCCCAGTCTTCAGATGTCCACCCCAGCTCCATTATTTGTTTCTCAATTAGAGGTGCAAGAATAATATTTAGATTAGGAAAAAGGACCACAACATTTGGATTGGCTGTAGCTTTTTGTACGAAGTCCTTCACCGTATCAGTAACAACTCTATGAATATCCACAGAGGCTATAAACTCTTTTACCTCCCCTCCTAGATGAGGATGTTCATCAGAAATAATAGCAAAATTATCAGTCCTCCATGCTGCCATATAGTCCCCTAGATCTCCATAAAAAAGATTAGGGTAACGAGCCTCCGTTTTTAGGTCTTCGGCTTGAGCATCGGTGACACCCCGAACAACATATCCATCAGCTACCTTACCTGCCGTCAGTCTTAGATTTGTAAATCTCTTAGAATAACCAACTATGGTTGTCTTTGCCAACTCAGGCAATCTCATCCGAGTCCCATAAGAAGTAGGGTTTTGAGAAGGAACGACTCCCATAGGTACGCTCACAAGTCTTAGCTTAATTTTTCGAATATCTTTAGCTTCTATTTTAGCATTCACTACCGTCATCTTATGAGGACCGCTCCACGTATTGGGGTCTTTACCGATCCCATAGACTACATATACCGTCTTACCTGGTTTTTCTTTTGCCTCACGAAGAAGCTTGAATTGCGGATCTAATTGCCCCTTTACGCTATCAGGAACATTCAGTAAATATAGGTATCTCTGCGCCTGCATAGGATCGAGAAGTCCATCGGAAAATCCTGGAAACTCCTCACCATATGCGGCCAATTCCGAAATAAGACTTCCTACAAAAATTCGTTTTTCAAATTCTCTCTTAGGATCTAAGAGAGTAATATTCATCGTATTTCCCCCTTCATACCCTATTTCGTGTGAAAAATCAGAGATCTGAAGGCTTCCTTCATCCTCTAAATTACTATTAGAAAAAGTAAATACGTCTTTCTCATCAGGCATCCCCGCTTCCTGAAATTCCTCTACTGACATCCCTGTGCTCTTCTTTACCGCAAGCTCAGATCCTTTAAGAAACTGAAGCATCGGTGTCTTAGAAAAACTAATGTACACGTTCGCTGTGGGAATAATGGTCATAATGATTTGGGAATAAGCAATCTCTCTCTTACGTTAAATGATTCATTTGGGTCAGGTTTATTGTTAATCAACATCAACAACCAAAACTTATCAGGAGTTCCATTAAATACATTTGCAATAAGGTCAGGTCGATGCGCGAATCCGTTAGGGATATACCCTACCTCATAATTATAGGCGACATCCATATTTTTTATCATGTTATCAAATATTGGAGTATTTAAAATCGTGCGAACTTTGCAGTTCCTATGAGATATATCTTGATAAGCAACCGAATAAGGCCCTCGATTTTTTCCTAATGATGTCATGTTATAAAGTACCTGGATCCATTGTTCCTTGAACGATTACAGCTTCCCACCCCGCTAAGTTGTCTCGTTGAATCATCGTAGCATTATTATCTTTACCAATCCCTCTAAATTCTCCGAAGTTCCCTGTTCGAATCTCCTCTAACTGCATTGTTACGCTTATTTGATGAGGTAAAAGTGTATCTATATCCATAGGACTCGCATCGGGGATAGAAAAGGAGTACTGAGTGCAGATGCAAGGAACATCCTGGTACATAATACCGTGATTCAAGCGAATTATAGGAGGTCCCAATGTAGGGTCCATAGCGTTATTAACTACACTTGTCCTAATAATATTAATCCAATAAATTACTAAATCTACTATTCTAATTTTTGCGTCTAAAATCTCACTCTGAGCAGCAGCAATATAATCGTCATCTATTGCTAAGATTGATGATTGGTTATTTTCTGAGGGCAACGCATCAGTGGGCCATGAATCTGGGTACGGAGCATCTAAATCAGCTATACCGTACCGCGCAGCCAAATAAGTTGACTCCTCGACGCTTAAGTATGCTAACCAATTTTGATAAACAGTATGAGCAATATCAAAAACCTCCTCTAAATATTTTGTTGCTATCTTACCTGTCTGAGAAGGAGGAGGCTCTGTTACCTCCCCTTTAAATTTCTTTCTTATTTGGGTATAAGTTTCTTCCTCAGTGATCGCCGCAAGATATCCCTCTAAAGGAGGCCCTTCAGCCTCAATATGCTTCATCGAAAGATTAAACTGTAAGTTTAATTTTCGTGATTCTGATCCTAAGTAAGTATAAAGCTCACTAGATCGCCCAAGAGGCGAATATTTTTGATATTTAGCTCTCTTTCTTTCTGTAATTTTAACATTTTCTACGAACGGAAGTCTTACATTAAAGTCGGGTCCACCTTCCTCTTTTCTAGGAAACTTAAAATCAAGATAAGATCTATCATAAAGATTTCTATCTATAATCCCTTGGCCTGATCTAGACTTTGCCGTAGGAGCGTTCCCCTGGTCCACTGTAAATTGATCAAAATAATCTAATAATCCCATTTAAAACTCCCCTACCTCCACTGGTCGGTTCTCCCACATATCTGCCCCACCTGGGTAGGTCTTTAGTGCGTCTCTAATTTCTACTAACAACTCGTGAGTTGTCTCCTCTCGCTCTTTTGCGCCACCAAGAGTATCTGCCTCTAAAGGAATACCAGCCACCGTAGCCACATCCCGCACTAATTGACTAGCAAAGAACCCCATTCGTGTAGGAGAAGTATCCCACCCCTCATTATCTACTTTATCAGCAACCTTTCCCGTATTTTCAGCAGTCCGCCCTAAAAGCTGTGCGACTATATCGGGCCAAGTACCAAATAATTTCGTACCTAAATCTCCCTTCCCAAGTCCCTCTATAAAACCCTCACCTACTGATTTTCCGTACTTCTCCCCGAACTTATCGCCCGTCATACCTAACATAGTGTCTGGGCCTGCCCAGTCGGAGAGGGTAGGTAAATTCATGCCCATAGGACCCATAGAACTTCCTAATCCCTTTCGCGCTCCTCTAGCTTGATCCAACTGCGTCTGTAGGCCCTTAAGCTCCCATTCCATAAACTCCTTATTCTTATACTCGTCGGTACCGAAAGGGAGTCCTGAGGGGAGCCTCTGTCCCATATGTGATCTCGGATCTAAGGAGGCAATAGCTATGCTTAGTTTTTGTGAGCCTACATCAAACGCAGAAGTTAGTACGTCTACGCTTGCTGAAATCTTGTCCACGATTAGTGAGATTCGTGCGCTTACATCACTAAAGATTACAGACATCGTATCCCCTGCAAATACGAAAATCTCTTTTGTGCGATCCCATATAGATGCAGCGCCGACCTTAAATTGCATCCACAGGTGTCCCCAATCAATAGCCGTTAAACCTTTCCACACTCCATCTACCGCATTAGTGAAATCTATGAGAACTCCTGGGAGAAGTGCTACCCACCCTATAAGAACATTTATTGCCATTTCAAGCCACTGCCCAAATTTAGGAAGTAGATCATCACTCATTAGTTTAAATTTTTCAGCAACTTTAACAAGGATAGGAGTGAGCTTCTCCATAAAAACAAGCTCGAATTCGGCAAGAATATCATTCTTAATAACAGACCACGCTGCTCTGAAGTCTGCCGTTGTCTCTCTACGCACACGTACTTCTTCTGTTAAGGCTCGATTAATAGCGGGCATCATAGCTGCCGTAGTTCCAAGAGCGTTTTTAGCTGCAGCAATAGCGACAGTACTTCCTTTACCCATAGATTCAAAGACCCCAGTACCTACCCCTATATTTCTAATGAATATCTCAACGGCTGTCGCAGTATTTAGAGAGTTTATAAGCTGCTGTTGGGCTCCCTCCATACCTAAAGCTGTCCGTTGCTGCAGGGCTTTCATGCTAGTGCCTAAGATAAGATCAGTAACCTTTTTAAATTGCCCATGTAGCGCAGGTGGGAGCATCGCAGTTACTTCGACTATAGCATCGACAACATGCCCAGGCATCCCCAGTAAATCCATATCAATCATATTGTCCGATAACCCTTCAACAGCTTTAACCAAGTGATCGGTACTCATCCCGTACTCAGCCCCTAAATCTTCCATCCCCCTAAAGAGTCGGTTGTTAGCCTCTCGGCTCAGGCCCATCACAGCATCTAATTTAGCAAACGCCTTCATTGTTCCTCTAAAGGCTGTTTCTGTTACTTTTTGCTGGTTAACAAGTGAGGCAACCCCTGCGATATTTCCTTGAAGTCCTGCCTGCATTCCCAGCAAAAGAGGAGCCATACGATCACTTATAGTGCCATTAAGACCTCGCAACTGATCTGAAATCTCTTTCCCGTCTAATGCAAAAGAAGTACCAAACCCACGAAGAGATTCATCTATTTGTGTGCCTATACGCACACTATTCTTCATCACATCAGTAAGTGCTACAGTGGCTTGTGTTAGTGACTCCAGTATTACCATTAATTACTCTCTAGGTGCTCTACGAATTCGATAGATATTTCCCCACACATTATTTCCTGGTCCTTTAGTTAAAATGTAAGTTCTATATCCATGCGCAGGTTGGGCTAATAAACTGGTCAAAGTTGTAATTTTCTTCTTCTTCCAATCATCGGCCCTCTGTTTATATAGATTATCTAGCTCTTGTTGGTCAAAATCCATGTCTGGGAGCTTAAAGCAGGTCAACAATAGATTACCTGTTTTAGCATCTTTAACCACGGGGGTTACTGCCATGACAAAGCGAAACTCTCGGGATCTTTCCATCTCATATCGAAAGAATAGTATATCCCCAGGTCTGGCAGCAGATATAGAGCGTGTGACGATGGATACGTCGGTATCCTCATCCTTTGAGGCTGTTACCAAAAAATTTCTAACTTTCTCACTGAATAATCCCATACCTTTATATATTATATATTAGAATAGGCTTAAACATGTACAATGAAAATACGGATATAGATATTATTGATTTTCTGGATCTTATAAACGACACCCTTAGTTCCTCCTTTGTAGAAAGATGGAGATATAAATATTCAGAAAAATTTATAAAGCACTTTCAGCTTAAACTTCTCGCTTCTCTTAATAAACAAAAGCCCATAAAGATAGAGATGCTTTATAACTACTTAACTAAGAAATGTAAGTACTCGCCTGACCAAGTACTTCAGTTTTTTGAATCTATAGAAATAGAGATTTTCTCCCCGTTTATTTTCGGGAAGTTGAAGCTTTCTTCTTAGCTTTAAGCTCTGTAACTTTTTTAGTTACGTCTTCGGTAGTGCAGTATTCGGGGCAAGCACCCTTATAAGGGCACCAGTTACAGAAATCATTCCTACTGGGTCGAAGGTCTTCTTTTTTTGCCTTTCTAATCTTCCAGACATGATCCACAATGGTTCGTAAATGTTGATTAATTTGAGGCACTGAATATTGAACAGTAACTAGGTTATTTGTTAAGGGGTAGTAATGAGCGGCTACAATTTGATTATACGGTACATTGTATAATTTACTGATTGCATACACGTACCCTTTTAGTTGGCTATCTTGGTAAAGCTCTACTTTTGATTTTTCTCTTTTAGAAGTCTTATAATCAATAACAAGGTACCCTCCGTCTGTGCCTTTTACTACACGGTCAATAATTCCATTAAGAGTGATATCATCTTTAATAGGAACTTCGAAGACTTGCTCCGTAGACACCGACTCTGACAGTTGGGAATTAAATTTTAGAAAATTCTCTATACAGATAACATCTTTGCCTGTATATTTTTTTGTAATTTTATAAGTCCCTCGGGTCTCTTCTGCAATTTTAAGGAGTTGATCCTTTGTTGTAGCGTTTACCCCTTCTTCAAGGACTTTGTGGATGTAGGACCCAAAGTGAAGGGCTTCTGTGTTGGTCTCAGTGGGCTCAGGGAGCCTCTCGACATAGCGATAGCGATATTTCAGGCCGCATTGCCGAAAAGTCTGGTACTTCGACTCTGATATAGTAGATATGAACATTGTGTCACCTCAATACATTAGAGACTACCTCCTTGAGAATTTTGGAGATAGCGGCAAACTATCGGCAAATAATGCCGAATTCATCATGCCCTCTTTATTTATACCTGATGACTGGAAAAGACATCTCAGCATCAATATAGAGACTGGGCTGTGGCAGTGCTTCAAATCTGGTAAAAAGGGAAATTTCATAGGATTTTACGCCGAAGTAGAGGGGATAAGTTACCTTAAAGCTCAAACTGATTTGATCCTAAAAAACTTTGATTTCATAGGTGTAGAGCCTATTGCCGAAGAAAAAGTACCTAAAAAGAACGCAGAGATAGACCCTTCTTCTCTTACACCTATCAATATCGAGTCGGCTTACAGCGAAGATGCAGCCGTTCAAAACGCATGGTCCTTTCTTTTTGGAAGAAAATTATTTAACGAGGAGACTTTTGAATCTGAGCCGTTTTATCTTTGTTCCGAAGGGAGATTCGCAGGAAGGCTAATAATTCCCTTTGCTAAAGATGGCAGCGTATACTACTTCCAGGCTAGAGCACTAGGAGATCAAAGTCCCAAGTATCTTAACCCTGCTTCTGAAGGGGCTGTAAGGTCCTCTGACGTACTTTACCCCTTCGATGAGTCCCAAGACTATGTGGTGGTCTGTGAAGGCCCCCTGGACGCTGTAGCGCTTCTCAGGCAACGTATTAACGCCACCTGCACCATCGGCAGTAGTTGCTCTAAAGCGCAGGCAGAAATACTTCGTGATTTTGGAGGGAAAATTATCCTAGGATACGATAATGACGCTGCAGGGCAAAAAGGTATTAGATCATTCGAGCGTCTTAGAAAAGAAATGAGGATGACAGGATTTGCGGTCTGCCCACCACCCTCGGGATACAAGGATTGGAATGAAGCTCATATTGATGGGGAGAACCTCAACTCCTGGGTTGTTAATAATTCAGTACCTTATGATTTCGAGTACCAAATTAAAGCTGGACTAAACTAATATCAAAATTCGGGCACTGAGTTTGCGCTGCTTCCGCAACTTTCATAAAGTTTGAATTAAATTGACTAGAAGTGTCGAGGGGAGTATTTAGCGTATACGCTCCTGGAATTCTGCTTGTTACAACATTAGCATTTCGTGAACAATTACTTGCAACATCTGTAATTAGTGCTTTTCGTCTCGTTATTCCCGCTGCCGTAGTCCAGAAAGTTCCTGATAAGCCCCATCCGCCAACGTCACTGTCAGAGATGTAATCTATATCCATAGCAGAAAACCCACCGCTACAATAGGAAGCAGGTATAATTGATTGATTTACTTGTACGTCGAAATTTACGTCAACATAAGTAAAAGAAATTGAGGGACACCCAGAGAGTGCCCCGCCCCCTGCTGCTTGTGGAGTACTATTAAAAACCCAAGCTCGTGTCCACATCCCCGTTAGGTTTTGAATGCTAAAGAACCAATCAATAAATTCGCATGAAGATGAGTCTCCTGATGCATTAAGTTGGTTAAAACTGGGGTTAAAAGCTGAATTTTCTTTTGCTGTTCTTGAGCCTGCTAGTGCCATAAAAAATGTCCTCTAACTTATGTACCGTGCAGAGAACCTTTTTTGGTTATTCTTTTTATAAAATTATTTTATAACAAAGTAGAAGGGACCTTGAATATAATTTTGATCTAAAATCGAGTATGCACAATTTATAGCATATGTCCCCACTGGTCCTCCCAAAGTATCGGCATTGGCTGCTGTAGCGATAGCTTGGGTATCAAAATTGTATAGCATGGTGTTATCTGATGTTACTGTAATGCTGCCTTCGCTATCACTATACTCAACTACGGTCACTCGTGCAGGTAAATTAACAGAACCGTCATTAAGTTTTTGAACCCTAAATTGCGCGTTTCTTAAAGCAGAGTCCTCTAGGATAGCTTTTGTTGCATTATCTAAACTGCCATTTTGGACTGTAATATCGGTTGTTACTTTTAAGTCTGTCTGTGAGCCTAAATTAACATGTTTATTTATTAAGCGACTTGTAGCCGTAAATATAACGGGCTCTGTTATAGTTTGAAATACATCATTATACAGATGAAAACCATTTATCATAACTTGATATTCAGAGGCTTGAGCAAACTTAACCGTCCAAGCATCAAGGTAATCTAAAACAGCCGAAGCAGAGTTCTGCACTTCGATAGAACTACTATTCAAGTAGTAAGCGCCAGAAAGATCTAACTGCCCATCAAGAACGCATAAATAATCCCCAACCCCTAGTCGTATAATACCACTAGCTTCGGGAGAGGGGACATAAGCGGGAAACCACCCAACATCCGCTAAGAAATTCGACGTAACTCTATATCGTTCATTAGTAGCATCATACCCTCCATCATGGGGATCCAAGGCTGTTCCTGAGATTCCATACGACATTTTAATCATATCGGACGTTAGAGTACTTTTGAGTAACCCAGTAGAGCTATCTATTAAGCTGTCAGGAGCTAAATTATCTAATTTAGAGAAGATTACTACACTACTAACATCGTAGGGATCAACATATTCTCCTCCATTAAGAAAAAAAGTTCTAAGTGCTACTTTTTGAGTAACGCTTGGCCTATTCTGCCTGTCAGCTAAATCTTCACCGTTTAATCGCATCGTTTTGTCTCTCTATATCTTCTTTTAAAAGCTTTATGAAGGAACTTCTCTCCAATCTAGTCATGCTCTTAACGTCACTGTAGGAGAAAAAACCTTTGTTCACAAGTATATAGGCTTCTTGTAGAAGAGACTCTACATCAATAACTCCCTCTAATTCGCGTCGAAAAAATTTGCGTCGATAGGCAACTCCATAACTGATTGAGTATTGCAGGAATTACAGTCAAATCGAATTTTTGTTTCAACTCCATAATCGGTTTTCATAGCATTTAAAATAGTCCTCATATCCTTAATGGGGAGTTTTTTCAAAACTTCAACAATGATCTGCTTATCTGTATAATCTTCAATCTGAACTACAAATCTCCAAATATTGGATAATGCGTCTGAAGTAGTTTTCATGTATTTTTCGTCTCGAAGCCTAGGAATACGAACTTTTACATTTTTTTGAAGAGTAGGAAGTATAACTTCTATAGGGTCAGTAAAATCGTCTGGCACAGGATTAACATTTAAATCTGATAATGTAATAGTTGTGGGATTTTCCGATTTACAGGAAGGACAAATTAAAAGTGTATTATAATCATCTCCATAAGAAATTTCTCTTAATTTCATTATGATATATAATTTATCCATAGGAAGAAGATCCCCAATATTTATATTTGTGGTACATCTTTCAATAATTAAATTAATTGGATCTTGATTAGGAGAAGCACTTACTAACGCTTTCTCATCTTCAAACGTCATCGGACGTAATGTGATAATTCCGTCTGGGTCAGGTAAGGTGTATACTCTGTTTTCAGAAGGTAGCTCGATCTCTACCGCTGTTTCAGGGGGCAAGTTTTTTAATAACTCTTCAATAATATCTTGCTTCGCAGCATGGTCAGGCGCAATAGGTTTCATATAAGTTTCTCCAATAAATAGAAATGTTCCTATTACTATAATAGTAAGGATGAAAATATATGTAAAAAATTTAAAGTCTAGACTAGAGACCGATAACCCCGACCTATTTAAAGCTCTTTATGACCTGTACTCCCATAGAGTGCCAGGTGCGTCGTATTCTCCTGCGTATAAACGCAGGCAGTGGGACGGAAAGATCCACTTTCTTTCCAGAAATGGAGCGTTTAGAACAGGGCTACTTTCAAAATTACTTGAAGATCTTAAAAAAATTGATTGCATTCCTGAAATTATAGAAGAAGAGATTTTTAATAAAAGTACTCCCAGCACCCCTAAAATCAAAGGATTCGAGTATTATTCATATCAAAAACAGCTAATAGACATCGCCCTAAAAGAGAAACGAGGAATTGTTAAGTCTCCCACGGGGTCTGGTAAAACCTTAATTATGGCGGGAATAATCAAGGCATTGCGTGGAAAAAAGATGGTGATCCTATTTAATGCGAAACAACTACTTACCCAAACTCATTCGTTTCTAAAGAACTCTTGTGGTATAAAGAATTTGGGTATTTGTTATGGGGAAGGTTATGAGTACGGAGATATTATGCTGTGTACTGTTCAAAGTATAGAAAAAATACTTGAAACCCATTTAGAAGATACCGAAGTCCTTTTAATTGATGAATGCCATGAATTCGCCAACGGTAAAACTACACTTCCCGCAATACAATCGTTTTCTAAAGCGCAGTATAGAATGGGCTTTACAGCTACCCCTCCTTCCGAAGATATCCCACGAAAAAATCTAGAGGGAGCTTTGGGGCCTGTATGGCAGGTCGTTGATACTGCTTCGTTAGTCGATGAAGGGAAGCTTAGTAAGCCCATAATTCAATTAATTAATCGCTCATACACCGCAAGCGGCTTAGACGAGGACTTAGGGTACCTGGATATATACAATGAATATATCGTCTATAATACAGAGAGAAATGAGATTATTAGGAATATCGTAAATGACATCAAAACAAAACACCCAGAAGCTCGTATACTTATACTTACCAAATCACTTGATCATGGAAGAGCCCTGGAAGACTTATTTGGAGGCGAATGCCAGTTCCTGGAGGGGGCTGATTCGATTGAAGAAAGGTATGAAGCTATATCTAGATTCAGAGGATGTAGAGAATCTAGCATCCTCATTGGTACTAAAATACTCCAAACAGGGATTAACATTGAAGAAATCACCCACTTCATAAATGCTAGGGGAATGAAATCAGAAATAGCTACTTTACAAGCATTAGGAAGAGCGTTGCGGCGTCATGCTTCTAAAGACAAAGTATATGTATATGATTTTTTAGATAAAGAGAAATATCTTAGAGAGCATTCTATAGCAAGAAGACGGCATTACGAGAGAGAGGGACACACCGTAGAGGTATTATGAAACATATTAATGATATTAAAAAATTAGAATTTTCTATTGTAGAAGAAGAGCGAAAGATATTTCAAACTTGTAAAGAAGAATTAGATATCTTAGAAAAACAAGGAAAAGTTAATGAAGAATTAGTAAAAAAATTAGGAGTACTTATAACTCAACTAAATTCATTAAGAGAAGGGTACCTATGGAGAGTTATTAACTCAGCCAAACAAAATCATATGCTAAACTAGCATACTTAGGCACCTTTTCAGCAGTGCGCGGTTCTAGGCCACATCCACTTTTTCATTATTATTATTCTATTACTCCTGGGACTATAATATCTGGGTTCTCTAATTTAAGTTTTAGTCCCCAATTCTCCATATCTCGTTGAGTCCACTGTTCGTCCAGACTATTCTCTAACATATCTAGCTTATAATTAATATTAGTAAGCTGGCTACTTATCCAAACTACACCTCCACAAAGGGCAATCACCATACCCATCGGCATTAATGTTTCTTTCGAGAGTACGTTTTTTTTATCTTGTGTAGCCATTATTTTAATCTTTTAACCGTCATTGTCGAACCTGTGATAGCGTTTACTGTTGCCGCTCCTGTAGCTTCATATGTAATATTAGTGTTCGAGTCCGCAGTCATAGTGAAAACCGCTCTAATTGTATGTTCCAATGGATCGACAGTGCCATGAACTCTAGGGGACCCTACCAAAACATCAGATCCATTTCTCTTAACTGAAAGGTCAACTAGAGAGGATCCCCCCTCTAAAATAACAACCCCAACAACTTCATAGGTTCCCGCTGCTGCGCAAACAAAGTATTTGTTAGTATCATCCCAAGTAATATCATCTGTGTTAGAAATAATGGAAGTTGGAGTATTGGAATAGGCTAAATTCTTTTCGTCGGATGAGGCAACATCATCTGAATCTAATTGAATATATCCAAAGGGATTAGGAATAGGACACGCAGTAGGTTCCCCTACTTCTAAGGCATACGCACTAACCGTAATATTCCCAACACCTAGAGCCACTGATGTAGCATTGGAGGTAAAAGTACCTGTCTCAATAGACTTAGCCTCTATCCCACTAGCTATAAGATTACTCTTTCCGCCACTCGTTAAATTAAACGATAAATTATTATCCCCACCAGGAATAGTGATATTTGCACCGTCTCTGATGAGCGCAGGTAACCTCCACGCAATCTTTTCTGCTCCGTGATCAAAAGAAGGAACAGAATAATTCAAAGTACTATCTCCTGTAGAACTTATAGCAATAGCAGAGAAGCTTCCTCCTCCATTAAGTTGCATTGAGCCAGAAAGAGCCCCATAGCCGTGTGTAACGCCGCTTGCGGCTGTGGTCGCAGCGTAGTCCCAATCGGCCTCCTTAGCGTCTACCGTACTCTTTGTTGAGTTCCACGCAGCCGAAGTAGAGAAAACTCTATACCATGCTCCCATCCACCCAGCACCTCCATAAGGATCGAAACCAGACCACGATGCTACGGAATCATGTGCCGCTCCATATTCGTCAGCACTAGCTGTAGATCCTATATTAGCTGATACAGGGCTAAGGTTATTAATTACACCTCCAACTAAAGTAGTATTAGTAGCAATATTTCCTGATACACCCCCAACTACTGCTACGTTATCAGCGTTATCGCTGATATTAGCTGCGTTAGTAGTAATGTTACCTGTATTAGTAGCGATATTAGCTGATACAGGCCCAACATTATCAATTACGCCTGTTATCTTTTGCCATGTTCCTGAATAAGCCTGAACAGTATCGTGCGCTGCTCCATACTCGTCAGCACTTGCGCCTCCACCCCAGCCACCCGAGTTATTATAAACCGTCGAGGAAGTACTCATTACAGACGCAACTACTCCAGCACTTACTGAATGAGTTCCCCACGAACCTGAGTTATCAAAAACGGTTTCCCTTAAGAGGAGAGTTTGTGGATCAAGATTCGTTGGATCCATAAACTCAGAAGAGCCTGTGTCAATTGCAGCAAATTCTGTGGGATTATTCTCACTGTCTAATATAAAATAGACAATGTTTGTCTTATTATTTCCCATCTAGATTGTTCCTACTCTTCTTCTTCTTCAGTTTTTTTAGGGGAGTTTCCACTTAATTCTTGTGTAATATCTGCAACCATGTTCTCCAGAGAAGCAATATCCGTAATTACATCGTTCTGAGTCATAGCTGAAGGCTCTTCTTTGGAGCCTGGAGCGTCCTCCGCAGCAGTCTCCTCAGGCTGCTCTAGAGGTCCTGATGATGCAGCCGCTTTGTCTTGTACAGGCGACTTAGGCTCTTCAGAAGCTGTATCTTCTTTCTCGGATTTAGCAAGTTTCTTCTGATCAACATTCTCATCAGACGAGTACTCTGGCTCCTCATTATTTTTTACTTGATCTTTTAACGAGTCCATAGTCTTTTTCATATCTCCTAAGTCCTTGGAAACTCTTTTAAAATCAACTTTAGAGTAACGACCTAAGGTTTTTGTAGCTTCTAAAAGCTCACTATAAGAAGCTTCCGTAAAGAGTTGCTGTAAGTACTCATTAACATCGATACTCTCAACCCCTCCTTTATTTTTCATAGAAGTGGCTACTTCAGAGAGAACTTGTTTTAAAATACTTCGTTTAGGAGTAAGCCGTGATAAAGCTTCAAAAATAACAACTTGAGTATTCACTAAACTTTTAAAGCTAGGAACTTCTTGAAGATTTTGAATATTTACTCCATACTTCTCATTAATGCTTTGAATAAAGTTATCTTTTACTTCTTTTTTATATTCAAAGATTTTTGCTGAAAACTGTTGAACGTCCTTTTCCGACACCCCTAGACCATCCGCATCTCCTAAACAGTTAGAAAATGTTTCAAATAAAGATTTTTTAGAAGCAATTGCAATGTATGGAACTTCCTGAAAAACTTCACACATAGTTTCTACAATTTTTTCATCACTTTCAAAAATCATACTTGCAAGTTTTTTAACTGAAGAATTAGAAGCCCATACAAGATTAAATTCTTGCTTAGATTCTAATAATTCTCGTTTAACCAGTTCTTGACGGCAAATCATCTCATAGATTGACTCACTAACTCCGTCTTTAAGAATATAACTCTTTTTTTCCTCTAACTCTTCGTGAGTTAGTGCTGGGAAATCGAAGGCTTCGGCGACAGTGTTTGATAAGGTAATCCCGTTTCTAATTTCAGGTACTGTAATAATCTCATCTCTGTTTTCTTTCAGAAAATCTACAAGTTGAGGAGTAATTTCAAGTAAGCGAGCAAATTCAGGAGCAGAAGTAATGCTAGTATTTTCTGATAATTTTTGAGATTTATTATGTAATTTAACTTGAAGATTATCTAATTTAATACGATTCTCCCACAAAGAGAGAAGGTCACTAAATGCCGTCTCCGCAGAGTTAAACTCTGTATAGTGAACATTTTCAATCAATGTATGTATTTTTTCATTTACATACTGATCGTATAACGTCTCATCCTCAAAAATAGAAGAGTCTTGGACTTTAATCTCTTCAAAGACTACATCTTTTCCGATATTATATCTCCCTGTTATAACTTTATCACTTTCAGTAAGATAGCTTACTTCTTCGTTTGCTCCATCTAAGGAAAACAAAGTTACATTCTCTCTGAGGGATCTACCTAAGCAGTCCCCTAACTTAACCAAAATTGAAATCTTTTTATCTCTTTCTTCAAAAATATTCGAAAACATAATAATCTCCCCAAAAAATGGGCTACTGTTTTATATAGATAAGCTATTTATTTATTTTTTCTAAATTACTTCTCTGTTTTTCAAGGATTCTATATAGGATCGCTTCTTTTTTTTCATTTAGAGTTTTTTTACCAATAAGCGACTCTATTCCTTGTGTTCGTTCTTCTGCCGTAGTAGTTGTTGGGGGTTGATTTTCCGCAGGCTCTTGTCCTCCTGCCTCTCCGTACCCTGGCCCAGCCATCTGTGCCGCTCCGACATCAGCCGATTGTTGATCTTGTTCTTCTTTCGTTTGTTGTTCCATTTCGTCTTTCATTCGTTCAATTTCTTCGTCTGTCATATCATAGTACTCTCTGTAGATCTCATCTTTAGAGAAAAGTCCTAGTTGCTGTACTGCTGCTATAACTCTAGTTTTTTGTTCGTCTAAATCGAGCTTTCTCTTTGCAGACATATCAGAAGGCTCGGGTAGTCTAATCCTTAGTTCTCTAATCAATAAAGCAGGAAATCCCTTTAATTGAAGATGGCGTTTAGCTATATTTTCTAATCCAACTTGTATATTTACTTGAACTCTTTGAATTGTTCTTGCAAACTTAACATCAAGTTGAGAGAGGTTAGCCTTGCGCTCAGGAGAAGAGTCCTTCTCTACAATATAATCTTTAGGAACCTTTAACGCCGCAAGAAGCTTATCACGATAATACCGCACATCTTCAATCTCACCTAAGTTTTGAGCACCAGGGAGCGTGTCAATCTTTGTCCCTGCTCCGTTCCTAGTAGGAACAAAGAAATCCTCGTCCATAGATAAGGGGTTATATCTTGCATCTATAGTACCTTGTCCTGAGTTATAAAATTTTTCTTTCTTAAATTTCTGCTTAATGCGCTCAATAAACATCTCAGCTTTGCTTGTAGGAAGATTACCTGTATCTACATAAAAAATCCGTCTTTCGGGGGCTCTAGAAAGACGGTAAATCATCATAGCATCTTCCATCATTTTTAACGATCTAAAAACTCTATGACATAAAGCGGCAATCGATTTGCCGTATGGATAGAATACAGGATCTGAAGTATGAAGACGGAAATGAGCAATTTGATTTTTGTCTAAGCGAATATACTTAATAGGCTCTTCTGTATTATAAGTAGATTTATAATTAAATGTTTCATTATTGGGAACTTCTTGAAGAAAGTTTTTTAAGTAACCAAACTCATTTTCTACTCTCAAAACAAAGCTAGGATTAAGAATTTTAATTTTCCTAATACCCTGTTGTGGTTCATTTACATCTAAAATAAGCTCTGTAAAACAATCCCCATATTTCACAGTATTTCTTACGATATCCCATAAAAAAGTGTCTAATCTAATTTTATCAAATAAAGCATTTATCTCATCTACTACCATCGAATTTTCAGAATTAATAGTCCATCTTTCATTTCTTGGACCTCTTTGAGTAGCGTCATCAGCATAAATATCAAAAGCTGCTCCAATTTCGGGATACTCATCCATCTCCTCATACTCTTTGTACCGTCTCTTACGGTTCATCTCCATTTGAGGAAGAACAGGATTTCTAGCTACTCCTCCTACAGCAGGATGAGAAGGATCATTATCTTTTATTACATCTGTACTGGTAATAGTGTCCCCACCAAGAGAGGCACCACCTTGGTCCATTAATTTAAGGGCTTTTGCCTGCGCTGTTGATGCAAAGAATTTAGCAAAGAACTTCCCTAAAGGACCTGTAGGAGTGAAAAATGAGCCTCCTCGCGCTGCGGTTCCACCAAACTCAGTATAACCTTCTTCTAATAATTCTTCTTTTTTTATTTCATCAGCCATCGTAAATCTTCTACTTCTATTTGTCCATTTGAACCTCTATATGCATATTTCGTTTGCTTGGAAGGCATAGGTAATCCATCTTTGTGTGGAATTTTTGAGATATGCTCAAGAGGTGTAGTTTCTAATAAATTTCTATATAAATATATAGCTAAGGCTAAACTCATAACCAAATCATCATGCTTTCCTCTTTCTGCCGTGGGCTTTCCTCCCTCATTAATAATAAAGGTTAAAAGCTCATCTGCTGTTCTTCCTGAGTTAATTTTAATTTGATTAGTTCGTATAGACTCTTCTAAAGTTGCTAGTAGTTGTTCTCGGTTTTGTGCTGTAACCTGAAATCCAAATAACCCCCGATCATCAGCCCATATGTTTTCGTATTCTAAGTTCGTGTATAACCAATCAATCAGGTTATTTCCAATAGTATTTCGCTCACAAATTACGTGCGCTATATTATATAGCATCGCTTCAGTGCCTATAATTTCCGCAAACGTATTAATAGGAGTTTTATTTGAATAAAACTCAGCTACCTGTTGACCATTATAGGCGTTAATAATATGAAACGCTGAATAATCTCTGTCTCGACCTAACGCGACATCGCAAGCTAAAACATAAGTATAGTAAGGTTTTGGGTCTTGCCAAACCCTCATTCGATTATTATATTTGGAGTAATAATCTTCACTTACATTTTCTACTACATCTTTTAAAATTTCTCCATCGATATAAGTATCCCCTGTACCTAAAAACGAGCACTCATACTCCTGGAGCCATTGTTTAACAGGCATGTTTGCTCGCGTAGTCTTTTCCCAAGCGTCCACGTTCAACCCCTTTTCTTCCATCTCTTTATAAAGTTCAGAGAAGCCTTCTTGTTTCTTATACTCTGGGTGATCGATCCATTCTATGTCAATCGCATTAAAAGAATTTTTATTTTCTAAAGCTTTGGTGTATACATCATGATACCAATTACCAATACCGTTAACTGTAGAAAGTACAAATGCGCGACCACCCGTGGAGATAATTGGATAAACTGCAGCCCAGATAGTGTCAATATTTTCAATAAATGCAGCTTCGTCAATAATCAGCAACGATCCCGCAAGAGATCGACCTGACTGCTTTCCAGAAGGTCTGGATTTAATTATTGACCCAGTATTCAGTTTTAACGTGTGCTTGTTATCTTCAGCTATTCCAGGTTTAAAAACTTTCGGTAGCTCATCATACATAAGTTTAATTCTATCTAACACCTCAGTAGCTTCTGTATCTCCTTTAGAGAGAATAACAACTTGCTTGTGTTTCTGGAAAATAATCATCCACAATGCGTAACTAGCTGCAATTGTGGTACACCCAGCCTGCCTAAATTTTCGAAGAATATTGAATCTATTAGTCTCTAGTGCATTTAGAATTGAGTGCTGGAAGGGGTACAGCTTAAAAGGTACTAATCCCCGAATAGGATGGACCACCTTGATATAATTAGATATGAAGTAGATTGGGTCCTCTTTACATCTCTTAAATTCTTCGATTAATTCTTGTTTTTCCATAAAATTTACTGTCTTACTATTATAATTATAGTATGAACATCTATGCATATATATGTACTCGATCAATAGAGGATATGACGGAGACTACAGATAAATTACTCTCTTATTTTGCCAAATGTGAAATTCAGTCATTCCTTCTTCCTAAAGCTTCCTCCATCTTTATCGCTTACCAACATGCATACTTAACTACTGCTCCTAAAGAAGACGATATCATCATCATGTGTCATGACGATATAGAAATTAGAGAAAAACCAGAAATCTTTAAATCAAAATTGATTAAGTTATTATCCGAAGATAAAATTGGTTTTGTAGGCCCCGCAGGAACGTCACTTTTAGGTAGAGACGCTGTTTGGTGGAACCAGCAGCACTGGGCGATGAAGAAGCACCACGGACGAGTCTACCACTTAGACCCACAGGGAAAAGAATACGAAACTTATTATGGAAAACCTAGCGAAGTTGTTGTTTTAGATGGATTATTTTTAGCAACAACAGGAAAAGTTATAGAATCTGTAAGTCTTACAAAGCCCCCCTACTTTTCAGGGGAATGGGACTTCTATGATCTCCACTATACCTCTTCTGCCTTCTTACAAGGCTATAAAAATAAAATAATTGATATAAATATATTACATAACTCCAGAGGAGAACTTGTTGGCCGAGATTCGTGGCATAAAAATCGAGATTCCTTCATAAGACATACAAAACTTCCTTTAAGTGTTGAAAAATGAGTAAATTCCTTTGGCCTCATCCTACAAATGCGGAATTTAATGAAAAAATCCGCTCTATCGTTAAATTATATGGGAGTGCTCCTCCTAGAGATAAAGAACTTCTTCAAAAAGCTAAGGATTTTTTGTCTGGATGTGTTAAAAACCTGCTAACTCACAAAGTAAAACGAGATACAGAAAAATATTTTCAATTAATGAACCTAGAAATGGAGCACTGTTACGAAAAAAATATTTCAGAACGAAATCAGGCGATTTATAAATCAAGTGTGCTATTTTTTACAGGCGATTGGAGGGAACACCCAGACTGCATGGAGGATTACAAGTACGCAGCGTTGCTAGAGAAGCCAAAACTTGAAATAATACATAAATCAAATCTCCCGCTTAAGAATATTATTCGGTTTTTAGAACCAATTAGACCTATAGAAGACACTTCCTGGGACGCTAGAAAAACTTCTGATATTCTAGTCTACGAAAATTCAGACGGAGAATATGAAGTAATAGATGGCAACCATCGAGTAGAGTTTGCTCAACGCCTAAAATCAGTTGAAACACTTAGCGGATGGATAATTAAAGATATTTAATCTTTTTTAGCCGCTTTCTTCGTAGTCTTTTTCTTCTTCTTTGGAGCAGCCTTTACTTCTTCCACAACAGGAACACTTCGCTTCAATTTTCCAAGTTTAGCTTCTATAACTCTTTTATGACCACCTCTCGCATTGGTAAGCCTGTTCTCTAATTTTTTTATTCTAGCACTAATATCCATGTTTATCTCCTAAAGTTTTTACCATGTATTCTTTTTGATTCTTCTATAAACAACCTCTTAATAAGTTTACGTTTTATAGAAAGCTTCTCACAGTATCTAGGGTCTTTGTTTCGAAATCCGTTCTGTTTTTTCAAATCTTAAGGTTTAAGAGGTCTAGTTGGCCTTGGCGTCCCAGGGGGCCTCGTTGGAGGTGGCTTTCTTAGCGGTCGCGTAGGTACGGTAATCCTATCCCCAACTCCTCCTCTAGGGGTAGTTGGAAGAGGGGTTGGAATTCTATCTTCTTGTACAGGCTTCGCTGATCTAGTGGGAATTATTGGTCTACGTTCAATTATTCTAGTAGAAGGCTCCTGACATACACGAACACAATCAGCTAAAGTATTATAAATCCCATTAGGGTCTTTTGTACATACTAAGTCCCGTACATTGCAGGCCCATTTCTGTATAGAACCATGGCCTTGGGGAGTGGTTGGGGGAGCAAACGCAGGAAAATCATTAGACCCCATATCTTCGGGGACAGGCCGAGGGGTGGTCCCCGTTGGTTGCGGACTCCCGCACCTCGCGTTGCAGGCCCTAAGATCCTTATACGTCGCACCATCCGCCACTTTTACACATTCATAGTAAGTTAGATCAACTCCCGACTGCCTGCAAATATACCCAGGGGTGCGCGGTGGAGGCGGCGGAGGCTCAATACAAACCCTCTCACAACCTTCTTTAGTGTTATGAACGCCACCCACTCCGTCCGCAGGCACACAGGCCCAGGTGCTCTCATCGCACCACCAACCGTGATTCCCAGGCCACTCAGCACTATGACTCATCCTGTCCTTGGAGGGATTGTAGGCCTGGGAGAGTCCCTCCTCTCATAGTCAGATTGACAGTTTTCTTGACATTCAGCTAAAGTACTGTATACTCCACTAGGAGGTATAGCGCCATAGTTCACGAACACTTTTTTACATGTTCGGAACTTGCCGATGAATCCTCCTGTCACAGGGGACTCCTTACAGACCCAATATTCCCTAGCTGCGCCACCTGTGATAGGAGATGTTGGTGGAAGACAAAAGCTCTCGCATGCATCTTTAGTGTCATATTGACTTTCGTTAGGTCCAAAGAGTTCTGCTGGTTGTGCTATGCATCCCCATACACCCTGCGTATTTACACAACGCCACTTATCTCCCCTCCTTGGCAATCTGATTTGGTTTTCACAAAACGTCTGGCATTCACTCAAAGTCGCATGACCGTCAAATCGAGACCCGTACTTCCCAACACAACGTCTCTCCAGAACGTTTGACTGCGCGTTGAAGCCCCAGTCCACGCAGTGATACCTAAACGCGCCACCTAAGCCTTGCCCCCCTGGCCCTTGAGGAAATTGAGGAAATTGAGCCATACGAATTAACCTTTGATTGCGCTTTCAGCCGTAACAGATTTTTCTACTTGTGGTATAAGACTTTTTATTCCTAAAGTAGCTCCGCATCCTATTCCAAAAATCATACTACCTAAAATAAGTAATTCAGCAAAACTCATTTTATAAACACTAAACGGTGTTCTATATTTATCTTTAAACCAAAAACCCCAAAACCAATTCATTTCAATAATCCTCTCTTTTTAGCTTCGTCATGAAGCGCTTCTTCCTTAGCGTCTCCATTCTCTACGATTCCTTTAAGAATGGTCGATAAATTCGTTACAACAAGCGTAATTAACCCTGCGACAACTGCAATACTCGTTTCAGGCACAAATTGTATTGAAAAAATGAACATGCAAACAAGGAAAGTTAGGTAAAAACCTGCGAACTTTGCTAAGTGTTTTGATGCAGTTTCTTTTGCACTCTCTTTAATAAGAAGTTCTCTGAATTTTGCATCAGATTCAGCATTCATTTTCTCTACCTCGACGCGCCCCTCAGCTTCCTTAAGCTTTAAAGCTGAATTAACGTCTATATAACCTTTATCATTAATCATTGGTTTATCACCCATGGTGTAATCCTTTTATTCCACACGCCTCATATTTATATAGTGCCCCGTAGGGGCTCCCAAATTTTTTTTTAGCCATAGGAGCTTTTCATCCCAGCGCTCAAAATCCGAGCCCCGCACGCATGCTACACCAACAAGGTTGTACATTTTGTCCATCAGACCCCTCGTTATAACCTCTACTTCGCAGCCCAGGGGGCGTATAATCACCCAAAGGATTCCGATACCGTTCGGCAATACCTAATCCAGGAACCACATCTTCAAGAACATCTCCTAGACCAGGATCCTCACTACCCTGCATATCAGGCATCTCCATATCCCTATCTTTGCCCTCCCACTTACACAAACAATTAACTAACTTTCCCATCATACCTTTCATAGCAGGATTTTTAACCACTTCTTGCATAAAATCAGTTCCACAACTGTCAGTAATGATTCTCCCGACATGACCAATTACGCCGAATGTTCCTCCGCCCTGTCCAATAACACCTGTAAGATCAGCCAAATCTCTCCTAAATGTAATCTCAAAATCTACGTCTTTAACTTCTCTTTTGAAACAACAACAATTTGGTCTAGGGTCACCAGTGTACTCCCAACCAGGGGCAGTCTCAGGAGGTTGGTAATTAGGACAATCCTCAATTTCACTCACATCTGCTTCGCATGGTTGAGCACACTGTTCCCAGTTAACATGATACCATGACATATCACACTGAGCGACGGCGACCTGCGGTCCGCCACCAAAGTGAACTAAAGGTTTTACTTTTCCTTTTTCAGACTCAGGATACTCACCACCCATACAATCAAGTGTTATCCCTTTAAATGCGTTAGGCCAGGGTGTAAATTGAGGTCGTATTGTTTCTCCCGACTCAGGAATGCACATCTTACTCCCAGTAATAACTGAAAACCCCGCGATTTTATATCGTTTTTCCCCTCCTATATCGTATATGTTATGAAGAGGATAGATCTTCAAGTCTCCTTCAACTTCTGTTACTATTACACAACACTGATTCGTGGATTCTGCTTCCGTTGTTGGTATATCTCCAAATGCCATAATAAGCTCCTACTTTATGTAGGAACTCTATTCAAAAATAAATTTAAATAACTCAGGATTAAGTCCTGCTAACATTTGAACCATGTTGGATGTTACTGTGGTTAAATATTCATTACTTACCTGGGGCATCTCGTCATCATCACCTAATCCAAACAGGTCAAAACCAATGTGACAAATTTCGTGGAGAAGGGTCCATTTATAATCTTCTAAAGATTGGTTTGGATCTATTGTGAGCGTGTTCTTAGGAAATTCTACACAACCATACAAACTATCCTTGGTTAATGATTTCTGAATAATTTGGAATTTTTTGAAACCGAGATTTACTTCTAAAGGATGTTGTGGGAGTTTTGGTGCCATATTTTATTATAGTAATTTTTTTTGGGACCCCTTTAATGATAATAAGGTTCCATGTGTGGGGGGATTGGGGGTAGCCCTAGGAGTCCCTTTTACGCGAAATTTTCCGCAAGCCTTTGTCCCATAAGCACTTACACTCGCGCCCTAGGATGACCCAATATAAATCATGGAAATCACCTTCGGTTGGCCGAGTTTTGCCCCTTATACCTATATGAGACAAGTACTATTAGACATGCTCTTCTTCGCGCTCCTATTTGCTGCCTGCCTGATTGTGTGAATAAATCACAGAAAAGGCTTGCACTCTAACCCCAAACAAGGTACAATACACACATGAACAGAACGCTCACCATCGACGCTCTCCCCTCTGACCCTAAAGGCATCTGCTCTGTCTGGGTCTCACAGGACAACATCGTGATTCACTCAGTCGATTGGGTCAACTACGGAATCGCAATCACTAACATCATGCAAGAGTGGGACGCTTCTTCCCTGAAGTACACCAACAGAGCCAAGAGAAAATTTCTTGGAGATTCTTCTTGCACCCTCACCCCAAACAAGGTATAATAGACGCATGATCAAGAACGACTACACCGCAGAGATGGGCTTCATCCTTGGAGATGCCATCACAGAATTCGAGGAGAGTGCGGTCCTCGACGCTATGGCTGACGAGACAGAGATGACCGAGGAGGTTGTCGATGACTGGTATCAAACTCTCTTGGACCAAGCTCTTGCCTATGAAGAGCGTGAGGCTTGGGCTGATTTCTGGAATGACAAGGAGCGAGCATGAATCGCACTCAATACGACGCTGCACACAACGCAGCCTTTCTTCTTATCCTTTGCGCCTTCGTGG